GCAGATGTTGACCATGAATTTGCGGCCTTACTGGTTGTGCATGCCCTCGTACGGGTCGTAGTCGCCTGGTCGAGTGTCGATCCGGTCGCGCACCTCGCGTGGGAGTTGCTTGCCCACGGGGAACGCGAACGTCAGAGCCAGCGCGTCGGCGATGTCCGGGCTTGCCCCGCCCTGTAGCCGGCGCTTGATGTCGTCCTTGGATTCGAGCACGCGCCTGCCGTTGGAGTCGTACGAATACGTGGGGGTGGCGAGTTCGGCCTTCAAGAACGGGTCGTTGGGGATCGAGCCGCCCTGCTCGAGCCATTCCCGCATCGTCCACCACATCTCGGTGCGCCTGTTGACGAACAGGCCGGGGTTGTTGGGCTTGCCGCCGAAGTTGATCTCGACGATCCCGTAGCCCAACTGGCGCAGCCGATCGATCACGCCCGCCCCGCCACCCACGTCGATGAACACGCCGTCTGGGTCGCGCTCCTCGATGACGTTGGCGACACGGCCAGCCAGGCCCATGTTGTCGATCCCACGGTAGACCTGCGGCTCGAACGCTACTAGCCCTTGGCGCAGCATGATGACGCTACGGTCATCACCGAACCGGGCCGGGTCAACGCCGACAACGAGCGGAGCGTCCACGATGTCGCCGTCTGAGTATCGGCGCCGTGCCGCTGACTCAGCGTCGGACAGCGTAATGAGCTGATCGTCGCCGGCGGCGCTGAAGTCACACAGGTACTCACGAGCGAACGCCGTTTCGGGCATGTCGCGGCGCAGGCGCTTGACCTCGTCACGGTCGATGGCGTCCGTATCATCGACGGTATAGAGGGCAGACCACCAGTCCTCGAGGCCGTTGGAGCGGTAGAACAGCTCGCTGAACAGGTTGATGCCAGACGGCGTCCCAATGAACATCGCCCAGCCCTTGCGGTCGGACAGGGCAGGCTGCACGATGTCGGTCCAGACCTCGGGCTTGATCTGGGCGACCTCGTCAATCACGCAGCCGTCTAGACGGACGCCGCGCAGGGCGTCGGGGTTGTCGCCGCCGAACAGGCGGATGGTCGCGCCGTTGTGTTTGAAAACGACGGCGAGATCCACCTCGTTGATGTCGATGGCCCCGGTTGTGCGCATGGGGCGCAACTTGTCCTTCAATCGAGCCCATGCGATGGCCTTGGCCTGGCGCAGGAACGGTGCGATGTAAACGTAGAACCCGAGCGGCTGCTGGCACTTGAGCGCCTTGTCGAGCAGTTCCATGATGGCAAGTTCCGTCTTGCCGGCACGGCGGTGCAGGGCAAGAACGGTGAACCGCTTGCGCTTGAGATGGCACTCACGCTGCCATTGGCGCGGGTTGTAGTCAAGACTTATCGGCACTTGGCACGCCCGTGATGACGGTCAGGTTCACGCCGCCGGCATGGTCAACCCCAACCTTGTCGCCGTACTTCTTGGGGTTCCACTTGGCGAGGAGCTTCAGGCGCGTCTCGACCTGGAGGCGACGCCAAGCGACCTCGACCTGATCGGCTGGCTTAGTGTCGGCCAGTTCCTTGCACTCGTCGGCGATCACATCGTGCCCGTCCTCGCGTGCCTGCGCGATGCGTAGGTCAAACGCTGGATCTTTGGCCCTCCAGTCGTAGACCACGGTGAAATGCGGCTTGCCTTCAAGCCTGCACCATTCCCGCAGCGGCTTGCCAGCGGCCAACCATGCAACGAGTTCGTCGGCTAGGTCTTGCGGGACGGGCTCTGGCGGTCGGCCTATCGGGCGCGGCGCTTGGCTGCCTTCGCCTTGTCCGCCCGCACGAACTTCTTTGCGACGGACATAGGGACGCCGGCCTTCTTTGCGAAGGACCGGGAGTGCGCTGCCGCCTGCATCAGTCGCTTCTGTGCGGGTGATTTGCTTGGCATCAGGTTTCATTCTTGTATGAAAGGTGGATTTCTAATCCAACGGATTCGGCGATGGCGATTGCGCTGGCGAGGTTGCAGCCCCTGCGGCGGATCTTGGGTGCGTCAGAGAGCAGGCACCGCACGTTGTGTGCAGCCATGCGGTCCTCGGCGTCCATGCGGACAGCCAGCGCGTTGGTGACCTGTCCGGTCTGTGCCATGTGCTCGCGCACGGCGGCCTTCCAGTCATCGAAGCTTCGTACGATCATGGCGTGATTATATCAGTCCTTGGTGCTGTTTATGCCGAAATCTTGGATAGTTGCCGCCCACACTAGGCGCGGTGTGCCCGGCCCCATCCAGCGTGCCTCAATCTCGTCGGTGACGAAACATCTTGCTTCAACCTGGGTCATGCCCTGATCGTCGCGTAGGCGGGCTGCGATCATGTCCGCGCTGTAGACGACCACGGGCGGCCCTGCCTCGCCGGCACGAGGGTAGTGAACGCCGAGGATGCAGTCATCGAGGCCCGCCAGCAGCACCTGCTTCGACGACTTGCGCTTGCGTGCCATGACCGGGATTGTACGGGGCGGCTAGCCGCGCCCTCCAAACGGCTGCGATGTTCCGGACGCTCTTGTCGGCGAGATCGTTGCGAACAACTGTCGCTGGCGATGGTCCGCCGTCGAGGTACTCCGCTAGCCATCGTCGGTACATGGCCTCGGCCTCGCCATCAGCGAGGCCGTTGGTTCGCAGTTTGGCGAGCGTGAGCTCGCGCTCCTGCTCGACCTTGGCGGTCATCACGGCGATCCCGTCGGCGATGACCTCGTCCTCGGTGACGGCCCTCTGCTGTCCGTCCTCCCCCTTGACATACCAATCCCCCGCCCCCGCCCGTTCGACCCGCGTACGCCAGGCCGGCTCGCGCATGAGCAAACGCTTCATCGCGTCACGAGCAAGGGGGGTAGGGGGGGGTTTGATTCTCTTTGACTCTGATTCTGATTCTGACTCTGAATGGCATTGCGTGGGCAATGCTCGCGCATTGCTCGCGCATTGCGTCGGCATTGCGTGCGCAGTGCGTGCGCATGGTTCTGGGCGCTTGTGACGGGCTGCAGCAGCACGCCTCGCGTTGTTGCTAACTGCTTCTGCCTTCTCGACTTGCGTGCTACGGACGCTCTCCAACTTGGCGTTTCGGAGCCGACCGTCCTCGTCACTGAGTTTGAACTTGTCTCGGATTATCAGCCAGTCACCTTCCTGCATCTGCATTGCGCCCGCAATGCGTGCGCATTGCTCCATGCAGTCTGGCACGCTGCCGTTGTCCCACTGGAACACCAGCAGGCTGATGTAGATCCCGCGCTGGGCAGCCGACATGTGGCCGACCGACGCTGCCCATTCTTTCGTATACAGGGGAAACCAATGCATGATTCTGCCTTCCGTCCGCCATGTAGCGGACAAATGAAATCCTGAGGAGACAGCGGGGAGCGAGTGCGAGCTGACCCGCTGCCCCCCAGGTTGGGTTGTTGAGCGTTTGCACTCGCTCTGGGGTCACAGTCTAGCGTGTCATTTCATCGGCTGCTGGAGCAAATGCACTACACATTTGCACATCTGTAGCGCAATGGGACACAACGCCTGAGCGTCTGTCCCCGGCGGCAGGTTCCCGTTACCCCAATGTTCCGGCGCTGCGGCGTACCTCGCGGCCTTCAGGCAGCACCCATGTCGGCAGTCGAATCCGACGTCACCGCGCCCCTATCCTACCGCCATGCGCCACTGCAACCTGCCGTACCACATCTATGTCAATGTGAACAATGTCGCGCTCGGTCCAGAGATGCCAGCCGGCACGACTCGCGGCATCCTGCACGGCATCTACTGCCGGCCCGGACAGGCCATCATGGGACACGTCCTGCTTGAGAGCGGAGCGCACTGGTCTGGGATGCTGTGGCATCTGATCAGCACCACGTACACGTTCATGGAGCAGCCGCTGACCTTGCAGCCGTGGGGCGCGATGGGCGAGGACATCGAGGCCTGGCACTGTCACTACCTAGAGGGACTAGTGTGCTCGTCAATCCGAGGAGTGGCATTGCATGGTCGTCACACCGGGATCATGATCGACTGGCGGGACGGGTTCAGCAGGTACCCAGACGAGCACAAACCGCTCAACATGGTGCACCTGAACGGCGGC